TCACTTCTAATACTTACAGCAGATGCTGGGTAAACTAGTGCACCATATGCTGCACCGAACCCGTTACCTGAAGAAGCACCGTATGGTAATCTATAAGTAAAGATCTTACCTGCTGTATTAAATAGTGGTGCTGCTGTGTGATAGAAGTATCTCTCTGCAGGAGTTTGTGGGATACCATATATTTGCTGAAATTCACTTAAGGTGGTGACTTGAATTATTTCATCTGAAGGACCTTTTTGAGCAAAGCCAGTAACGAGTACGTTTGTACCCACTGGAGTTGTAGCTCTAAGTGATAGATCGATTTCATTAATTTGGACACCTGGGGACTCAATAGTTCTCATATATTATTATTTATTGAAATCAAGCATGAAGATTATAAAGGTTCAGAAATGAATTGAGAAAATGCAAAAGTCACATTAGATCCTATCTCATCAGAACCTCTATAAGAATAATTAAAACCACCTAATCCAGTAGGAAATGCTTTAGTAAACGTAAATTTTATAATATTCTTATCAAATTCATCTTTTGCGTAAATTATGATGTCTGATTGATAGTTAGCAGGTATATTTTTACCCGTTAAATCATCAGCATTATAATAAGACTTAGAGTCATCGTTAAGTAAATCTAACCATTTATATATTACCCAGTAGTTTGTAAATAAACTATCTACAGTAAAATTTATTGTTATATCATCATAAGGTGGTCTACTATGTGATGATAACTTATAATTTTGACCTGCATACCCTGCAACTACTGGTGGTACTGTAACTGTAGGTATAACAGTACCGTAAATAGAAAACTGTAATGCATTTAGGTTTAATATACTCTTTGATCTTTCACTTAAGCTAGATGTATTAATCTTCTTTAATATAGGTGGTAGGCTTAATACCATTAAAAACTTATCTTCTCTACTTTTGTTTAATTGTGATTGTTGAAATGTATCCATTATAAATTTTTCCATCCTTGAGATTGCAGCCATTTTAAGTCATCTGGTGTATCGCTGGCCGTTCCATCCATTATAGTAGGCATACCACTATTTATATTATCTGTTTCGTTATACATACCATTTGGTATTACATTATATTTTATACCATAATCTAGAGCTCTAATTTCAAGTGGTCGTCTATTATCATCAACACGAGTTACTTCAAAATATTTTTGCACTAACGTATCTTCTAATATAACTAAAGCCCAAACCATTGACATCACTAAGTCATCATGATAATTTGCACCTTTTTTAGCTGCCCATGTACCGTTTGGATATCTAATAAAGTCTTTAAGTTCTTTAATTATGTTTATATCTCTAAATTCTACGCATCTTAAAGTGTTTACCCAATATCTCATGTTACCTATACCTTTTTGCTTAGTATTTGTATGACTTATAATACCTAATTGAGACTTTGATCTACCAGCTTCTGATGCACCCCATGATACTATATTTTCATACATGTATATATTTCTTAAGTTATCTACAACTTGTGCACCTTGATTGTTACGTTCAATACATACTAAAGGTTTACCCCACTGTGCTAAAATTTCATCGAGTTTTTTGGTAAAAATGTGTGGTGTTATAGTATTATTAGCATAATAAGCTACTTGTTTGATTTCTAATAAGTTAGTTATATCAAATATATTAATAACTGAGTAATCTCCACCAACACCTTCACTAACATCTACACCTGCTACATATAATCTATTATCTTTTGGTTCATCAAATATCTTATAACAACCTTCATCCATTACATAAATTGGGTCTCTTACAAAAGACTTTAATCTATCATATAACTCTTCATTTATAGTACTATCACCACTGTCAAGAAATACTGCTTCAAACTCTTGAAGATATGAATTATAATCACCCATAGCTAATATTTGGTCTCTCTTCCATCTTTCATCTCTTCCAGGTACTTCTTTCCAATCTACTCTATCAAAATCCCATCCATTTACACCTGCTTCAGCTTCGGAAAAGGTTTTATGGAAGAGATTACCAGTACCATTAGGTGTAGATACCATAAAAATCTTAGCTTTCTTAGAAGAAGATACTACAGGGAATACAGATCTCCAAAAAGCTTCTAACATACTTGCAGGTTCTATGAATCCTGCTTCATCAATAATTAGGCAATTAATAGCCATACCTCTTGCAGCTGAACTAGTTGTAGTAGATATCAAAACTTCAGATCCATTTTCAAATATAACTGATGTTTCTGCCCATTTTTTAACACCTGGTTTTAACCAATTAGGTAATTCTTCATATGCAAGTTTAATTCTTTTAAGAATTTCAACAGCTGTAGACTCTTTATTAGCAACTATTAGAACATTTTGCCACTCCTGAAAGCATGCTATCCAAAGTGCATATATAGTCATAAGCGTACTCTTTCCGACTTGTCTGCCTGATAATAAAACAAAAAATCTGCTATCTCTTAACTTTCTTAATACTCTCTTTTGATATTTGTGTAGGTTAATTTTTATTTTACCTTCATCTACGTTACGTATAAAAAAGTAGTTCTCAGCAAAGTGTAATATATTTTGCTGACATTTTTTAAGCTCTTTTACTTTTTCAGCATCGTATGCATGAACAGCACCTTCTGCAGGTAGATTAGGATTATTTAAATAATTTTGGTTATTCTTTAACATGGTGCATTAAATATTTACATGTCTAAATCGAATAATCTTCTCGAAATATGGGATACATATAGAAATTCCGTAATTTTAGAAAAAAAGTCAGCTAAAATTGGTGTTAAGTCTGGCCCTGGTGCAAGAGAGCTAAATGATGAAGCTAATAAAAAGTTTCAACATAACGATTCAGGACCTGAAAATGCTGATGGTATTGAAGATATATTAGATACTAGAAAAAAATCGAGCAAATCCAATAAAGATTCCAAGGATATAGTTAAATTCTCATTGAGCGACGAAAAAATTGATGAGGGCATTGAAAAAACAACCTCGATTACGATAAATAATTATATGAAATCTATTTTCGACAAATTGTTTGAAGAAGTAATGAATGATCAAGAACTCCAAGATGCAGAAGCTCTCGGGGTAGATGTAGCAGATGATTCTGCCGCTGATACAGATACAGAAATGACTGAAAGTGAAGTCACTGTTACATTAAAGCCTGAACATGTAGAATGTTTAAGACAAATCCTAGCACAGATAGACGGTGATGCTGGTGAAGATATTGAAGAAGATGAAGAACATCACGAAGATGAAGAGCATCATGAAGATGAAGAATATTCAATGGGTGAAGCCGTTGAAGCCGAAGAAATCGGTCACGCTATTAAAGATGAAGATAAGCTTAACAAAGGTTTTACCAAAGCAAAAAATAATGAAGTTGGTACTGTTAAAGCTGTAAAGGGAAAGGCTGATGGTAAGTTTACAGATAAAGTTGGTAGTGATGGCACTCTTGCAGATTCAAAGGGTGAAGCACTAACAAAGCATTCAAATAACAAAGTTTCAGCTCCTAAAATCAAAGCTGGCGCATCAGCTTTTGAATAAAGATTAATTTAGTTTAATAAAATACCTGCTAAATTTTTAGCAGGTATTTTTTTGTACATAAATAATTATATGACTAATTTTAAGACATTTTATAACGATATGTTTACCAAAACAGGTACAAGACGTTATGTAAATGGTCCTAGACATCGTCAAGACGGCTTTACAGATACAGATAGATACTATAGACGCAAAAGACAGAACTTAGTTGCTGACGTATATAAAAAAGATAATTCTAAAAATCAGAAAATAGAGCAATTAAAAGTTAGAGGTGGTCAGCAAATTTGTGCACCTATAGATATGCAATATATCAAACAGACGTTTGGAATAAATTTTGATGGTAAACCTAAGAAATTAGGTAGAACAGGAGTAATCCTACTAAAATGCCCAAATACAGGTAACCTAATACTTAAGAAATAATATGTCAGAAATTAATTTTAATGATAATTGCTATCCAGGAATGGTATCTGACGGTACGTTTTGCTTCCGTTATAACGATAAAGATACAAACAGTAATGAACAATTATTGTTTAGTAATTACTGGCAAGAGATGTTAAACATGTATGGTCAGAAAATTACATATTATGTAAACACATACAATATTTTATCAGCTGATAATCTTTATGGTGAGAGCCCTGCAAAGCAATTTGCACCTCCAATAGAAGTAGTAATGGCTATTGAATTAAATGAGAATGCTGATACACTATCTAAGTTTGGTTTTTCAAGTGATGATGAGATAACAGCTACAATTCATGTATCTGCTTTCTATTCTGCATTTAGTATATTATCTAACATATATGCAACGCAATTTAACTTGATTGAACCACGCTCTGGTGATGTGTTTGCTCTTACTGAATACGGTAAAGGTAGATTAAATGGTAGAGGTGCAAAATACTTTGAAGTTACAGACAGAATCGATGAAGATATATCTTCGATAAATCAATTAGGTGGACATTACGTCTGGAGATTGAAAGCTAAGAGATTTGAATACAGCTTTGAACCTGGTTTATCTGCTGAAAAAGCAGATGCACAAGTTTACGAGAATGCGTTCTCTGGGGTATTATCAGGTGTGGGTAAAAATCCCACAGATGAAAAACGTTACCCTGACGATATTAACAATATAAGTAAGACAACCGTATTTAATATGTCTGCAAATGAAGCTACAGAGATATACGGTGGTTATTATTAATCTTTTCTTTCAGAATCCCAAAAGTTTTGTTTCTGTATAACTTGACCAGTTATAAGATAATCTATCATTACATCTCCAGAAGTAAAATTTGGTTGTTTAATGATAAAATCACCATCACCTGTAAATACGTACTCTATTTCATTCTCTGATATTTTACGTACATTTTTAAGGTAGTATGATTTACCTGACTGAAAGTAACCTTTAATTGAACCCTTTAAAGGTGAGTTAGTTACTATAATTATCGTCCCTGGGACATATTTCATATATCTTCACCCTTTAAAAACATCTCTATATTATACTTCATATCTTTTTGTCGTTCATCTATATAATGATGAAATGCTATAGGCTTTATCCATAGTGATGAAGTTTCAGTATCCATACCTAAATGCTCTGCTTTATCGCATGTTAAATTTACAGCTTCTATTAGACATGCAAATCTTGCTAAGAAATCTATACCATGCTCTTGCTCGAGTTCTTTAAGTCTTTCAGTTTTTTGATTCATATAACGATTGTATCAATTTTCCTGTTAGCATTAATTTAACTTTTCTATCATCAATGCTATATTGTTTAAGACTATTCAATAGTAGTGTTAATGATTCTTTAATAAATCTTTTATTTTGCTTATGAATAACAAGTTCGTTTGGGTTTTCAATTTTTGTATCATCTTGGTCTAATACATAAGATATTAGATCTACTAAAATTTTCGAGCATGTATTAACTTTATTTTTTTCAGTAAAAATACCTTCATCAAACACTCTCTGTTGTTCGCTACTTGTTTTAAGTAGTTGCTGAAGTGACAGTAAACAATCACTATATTTTATCTCATTTGATTCAGGTTTTGAATTTTCTAGTGATGTAGGTTTAATCTCAGTTGTTATCTTTTGGAGCTCTGTCATGAAAATATATAGGTTGTGTTGTTATAAAGGTTTTTACTTCGTGTACTGCTTTGATATTTTTATCGCATTTATTACATTTATAGATAACATCTGAATCAATTTGTATATCTACTACTTGTTTGTTACCCTCTGAGCAAGGACATGTTACAGTTGCATGTTGTTTTTGTAATTCTTTTAATTGATCAAGTTTAATTTCTTCAATTTTTGTTATAATATAATTATTATATATTGTATTTCCTATGTAAAAAATTATAACTTGTGTAAAAAATGCTAATGCAAAACCTGCAATAAAATTGTTGGCTAGTACACCCACTAGAGTACTAACTAAACATGTTAGTACAAAAGATATTAAAATATTTTTCATTAATTGATTGTATCAACAATCTTAGATAATTCAACCATATTTTTACCCATATTCTCTAAGTGTCTGTTAATAATATTAAGCTTTTCATTATTCTTATTCTTAATACTAGGGTTATTTTTAGCAGTTTCTATTATTTTACGTAAATTTAACAAACCAACAAAAACATCTGTTGAAATATCATCGAATCTATCTAACGGATAAGGTTTTACAGGGGGTGCGAAATCATTTCCTTGATTGACTAAATTACCTACTTTATTAGGCTGCGGTAAATCTTCACTCTTTTTAATACCTGATTGTTGGCGCTGTACGTTAAAGATAGTACTATCTTCTCTAATAAATTTACTCATCTTTATATTTAATCGATTAAATATAAATATGTCAAGGTTTAATAATCTTATAGAGTCCCTTCTGGAAGAAAAAACAAAAAAAGATCGATGTGCGAGGAAAGCAGATGTAGTTTATGGTAAGAAGACTTCTGCTTATAAATCTGGAGCTATTGTTCGTTGCCGTCAAGGTACAATCTGGAAAAAAAGAAAATGAACAGATCTGATAAAAAATTCGATGTAGCTGTTAATTTCCTTTTAGAAAAATTTCAAAAAGAGAAAAAGGAAGGGCTTCATGGTTGGTTCTCAAGAAATAACGGAAAAGGTTGGGTAGATTGTAAGACTGGTAAACCATGCGGCAGACAAAAAGGTGAAAAAAGAAAAGGTTACCCTGCATGTAGGCCTACAATGGCTCAATGTAATACAAGATCAAAACATAAAAAAGGTGCAAAAAGAATTTCTTGGAAAAAAGGTGATAAAGTATAATTATATAATAAAGTAACTCATCTTTATATTTGATCGATTAAATATAAATAATAATATGAATAACTATCAGAAAAGATTTCAAAAGTTTATTTTAGAACAAGATGAAGTAGAGATGACAGATAGAGATGCAATGTCTTCTGTTTTAGATAAAGGAACATCACCTGAGGATTTTGACGTAGATGCACCTAAAGGTGTTGTTGGTCAAGCACCTGCTGAACTAACAGCATTTCAAAAGCAAATGTATGATGAATTAAGAACTTGGTTAGGTATGATGGAAGATTTTAAAGAATTTCTTAACGGTACAGGTGCAGAGAGTATTCAATCTAAATTAAATTCATCATCACCTGAAACAATTTTTAAGAAAATTAGCGATGCTGAAACAAAGAAAATTTCAAGAGTTGCAATGGAATTAGGTTCTTTAATAGAAATATTAAAGGGATACCTTGCAGGTGCGGCAGATAGTAAGTATAAGGGTCAGTAATTTGCTGCCTTTTTAGTACCTAAGTATACTATTTATTAGATTTTAACATCTGCAACATTAGCAGACCCTGTAATCCTTGATATACATTATCAAGGATTATTTTTTGTGAAAATTCATCAATCTGTTTATCTATACAGTATTCATTTATATCCTTATATTCTTTTAAATTCTCAGGCCATATAAATACATTTTCACCTAGATTTAGTAAAATTTCACTCTTCTTAAGAGAGGCATCATCACACCACTGATTATCAAGTACCCATATTTTATTATATGTTGAGAATCCCAGTAGTTGTTGCTGTTGTAGTTCATTATACATCTTATCTGATTCATCTTGGATACCACCCACTGCTAATCCATTTTTAATGAAAAAACTGTCTATCGGACCTTCTAAAAGAAAGATATTTTCATTATCTTTATCTACAGAATGTATACCATATAAACTACGAACACCACCTACTTTAGAAAGGTATTTTGGTTTCTTAAAATTATCAGAATCGAGTAAGGTACGTGTCTGGTAAAAAATTATATCATCAATAGTATCATAAAAGGGTAGAATTAATCTATTCTTGTGTACTCTATCTACTAGAGATAAATAAAAAGTTTTAGGTCTATTAACTGCTGTATATAATCTACGCTTTACTATAAACTCTAGTGCAATTCTAACTATTGCATTATCATTATAAAATTGTAACTGTGTTGGTTCTAATAAATTTATACAATCCTCTGGTAACGTTTTAATATCGACGTTTACTTTCTTCTCTTCTTCTCTTGTTACTTGTATTTCGTCGTATCCATTAGTCTGAATCTCATCAACAATAATACTAAATGGTTTACCTGTTATATCTAAAACAAAACTCAATACTTTTTTACTATACCCACAGTTATGGCAATAGCATGTTTCAGTCTTTGGTATATAAAAAAATCGTTTTTTCTTACCAAAGCTCTTACCTTCTTTACAAAACGGACATGATCCGTTATATGTTCTAGTAATTTTGTTGTAACTAGTATGACTTACATGCTGGTAAAATACTTGCACAGCATATTGTTCAGGTACCGCTATCATAATTGGTAAAGAATATTATAGTTCCTTTACCAAATATCAAATTTTTATTTATCACCAATGGTTTCAACATCTATCTTCTGTAATGGCTTCTCAAGATTCATTAAAGATAGTCTTTCGTTTTGTATTACAAGTTTTGTACCACCAGTAACTATACCATTTTTAATTGTGTACATAAAAAATGTAGATTTCCATAAACCTACGCGTACTATACGGGCTGGTTTACCGTTTAGTAATATTATATCATCTTCATTATAGTCATTGCCTAAAAATATAAACAATGCAGCTACTGTTTTCTGTATAGTAGACTGAAACACCAATCCAATAATACCTATTACAAAAAGCCAGGTATTATCAGCAAAAAGTTTCTTAATAGTCTCCATATCCATTAATGGAGGTTAAACTCTTGCGTTGCCTAGTGTAGTTGTTTCTTTTGTGATTTTGTCTACTACTGAAACAATACCTTTGTGTAGGAAGGTGCCACTATTAGGGTCGTAATAATGTGCTTCAGAGACAATCTTACCTTCTACCTCTCTTGTTATGATTTTAGGTATCACTATATTGCCTGATATAGGTGAGACGATTTTTTTAGGTTGTACGTACATACAATTATTTATTCTATCGATTCTTTTTATATTGAGCAATACACAAACTATAAACCTGCTTAGGTAGTTCTTCACTTACCTTTTCTACAATATTATTCTCTATTGCAAATTTAAATTTATCGAACGATATAACCCTATTTACCATATTGGGAATCGAAAGGAAACAATGGGATTCATTAATATCTTCTATGTATATTAACATCTCACCTGCATAGTCACCTGTTTGGACTGCGTATAAGTCCTTAGATTTGAGGTGTATTTTGTCTATACCAGTCGATTGTTTCTTGAATACTTTTATTAAATTCATATTTAGGGTGCCATGTTGTTAAAGACTTAATTTTTGTAGAGTCGATAGCATATCTAAAATCGTGACCTTTTCTATCTTCTACAAATTTTATAGTGTTATCAGGTAAAACATTCATATACTTACATATAGTTGTAATAACGTCTAAATTAGTCATTTCTTCGCCAGATCCAATATTATAAACGTTACCTGATTCACCTTCATTATATAATGACCATATTGCTTCTACGTGATCAACGACATGAATCCACTCTCGTACATTTTTACCAGAGCCATATACAGGTACGCTTTTACCGTTAAGTATATTTGTAATTGTTTTTGGTATAAGTTTTTCATAATGCTGTTTTGGTCCATAATTGTTACTACATCTTGTTATTATTGTATCTAAACCATATGTATCGTGATATGATTTTACTATAAGATCACTACTTGCTTTGGATGCAGAATAAGGTGATCTTGGTGATAGTGGTGTATGTTCTGTAAATGGCTTATCATTATCATGTAGATGACCATAAACTTCATCTGTACTTATGTGTATAAATCTACCATGTGCACCGTTCCGTCTCCAGCACTCTAATAATTTATGTGTACCTAATACATTAGACTCTGTAAAAACTAATGGACTTGTAATACTATTATCTACATGGCTTTCTGCAGCAAAATGAAAGATAGCATCAAACTTTTTATAATTTTCGAAAAATATATCTGTTGATTGTTTAGCAAGATCAAACTCAAATAAATTATACCCTAAAGTATCATATTGTTTTTTAAGATTGTGTATATTTGAAGCATATCCTTTTTTATCAATGATATAAATCTCTGCATCTACCTTATTATCGAGAAAATCGATAAAATGGCTACCTATGAATCCATATGCACCGGTTACTAAAAATTTTTTTCTTATATTTTGCATACTGTTGTATTTGTTCTGGTTTCGATTGCTCTTACAAAATTACTAGCATCAAGTAAATCTGCATGCGTACCGCAATCAAACCATGCTGTATGATTGTCAAGTAGATGGAGAGTTATATTTTTTTCTTTAATGTATTGATTGATTATATCAACAATTTCAAGTTCACCTCTTACAGATGGTTTGCAATTTTTTGCTTTTTCTATACAAGTTTCATCAAAAAAGTATAAACCAGGTATAGCGTAATTAGTAGGCGGGGTTTTAGGCTTCTCTACAACACCTGCAATATTACCTTTTTCATCTAAAACTGCCACACCATAGGAAGAAGGGTCTTTTACTTTATATCCAAATATAACGTTTTCATTACTCATTATATTTTTTATATCTAAATCAAATTGTGAACCGTAAAATAGATTATCTCCAAGTACAAGGACTGTAGGACAACCTTTAATATACTTTTCTGCAAGAATAAAGGCTTCTGATAACCCTTTAGGATCATCTTGTATCACAAATCTATATGTAAATTTAATACTATCTGGGTTTATATTATATAAAAGATTTTCAAATGCAGGCTTATCTATTGATTTAACTATGAACGTAATATCTTGAATTCCAGCTGCAATTAAAGTACTAATAGGGTACTCTATCATTACGTGATTATAAACTGGTAGTAACTGTTTACATGTGCAATATGTAAGTGGTCTCAATCTTGTACCATGGCCTCCTGCTAAGATTATACCTTTTCTTTTCATTTCTTTATTGAAGCTATCTTTTTCAGATTTCAAGTATTTTTCTATAAGAGGCGTTAACCATTTATCCATTATATTCTGTATTGATTATTTTTGAAATAAACATCTCAATGTCTCTACCATGCTTAAAAGAAGATTTATGTTTGACAGGTATAGTTTTCATTATCATTTTAATTTTTGATAACATAGAGTGTACAGGGTGTGTATATCTTATACCATCAATTACACGTGAGAAACACTCAAGCTCTTCCCACCGTACTTCATCTTCAATGTATAAAATATCTATTTTATCTAGATACATCACTCTTAGTGTGTTTACTTCAATATCAGGCATATAGCCTCGGGAACTTTTATTACTATCTATAAGAAGAAAGGTCTCTACTAAATCCATATATTTTTTTAATATAATCAAATCTATATCGGATGGTTCAATATCACTTTCATAAGAATATCTACCAGTAACCATAAATGGTATACTGTTTTTAGTTAATTTAATTAAAGCGTTGTGTTGCTCTACTGTAATATTCATTACTTTAAATAATGTTAAAGATTAAAGGCAGTAATGGTATGTTTAAATGGATCACCGGGTATTTCTTTTACTAACTTAAGCATTTCTGCTGCAATATCTTTAATCTCTTTTTGTGCGTCTTCTTTATTTCGTAAAGATAAGAAATGAGCAAAACTTCTAAAATTAAACATGATATCGCAATCTATTTGAGAGTTATATGTCTTAAAGAAACGAGCGGATTCTTTTGCGCGTTTACGACCAAGAGTTGGTTCAAGATCTTTCAAACACTGATGATAAAGGTCATTGCCAATCCTAGTATATTCTTCGAGAATATTTGACCAAGATTGTTCTGTAGTTGCCCAAGGGGAGTCTTTATTTGGTCCAATATCTTGAGAAGGATAAAGCCCATTCCAATCGTCGGGGATGTAAAATTTATCTTCTTTTAGTTCTTTATATCTCGCTGATTCTCCGTTAATTGAAACTCCGATTCTATGCTTTAATTTGTGAATGTGGCTTGCAATTTCGCTTGTTACAAGAAAATGTAAAGACGATTTTTCAAATGGAGTATGGTGTCCATTTTCTGCAAGCATTTTGAGTAGCTTAGGAATTCTCTCCTTTTTGTCTTCTGTAATTTCTCTACTAGTTGAAGTCCATGCAGAACATGCATGTATCTCATCACTACCGTAATAACCTAAAAGTGTTGTTTCGTTATTCATAGTTTAAATTTCTCTAGTGCTTCTCTAAGAGCTGTTTCTTCATCACCAAAATCAAATCCCCAATTCTTTGCTTTTTCATTTGAAAGTACACAATTTGATCTATTAGCCTTAATTGGAATCTCTTTATAATCTACCATTTCCCAATTAGGGTTATATAAATCGTATTCTACCATAATGTCTAAAACTTGTTGAGTTGTTAGAGCATTGCTATGTACTGCGTTAAATATACCTGGTGTAAAGTTTTGAGCTAACTTATGTATAAATTTGCAAAGATACCGTAAATCTGTTTTGCTATTCCTAAAGTTAATAAGATTATTATACCCGAGTAACTTATTGAAGTAATTCTTTCTAGAACTAACGTAATCAAACGGTATACGTAGTCTTACTATTGCAATATCATCTAATTTATTCACAATTGTTTCAGCAATGTGCTTTGTTTTACTGTAAAAACTACTCTTATCACTAAACATACCAAAATTTGGTACATCTTCTTCAGTAAATACCTTTTCGTACCCGTCATATATACATCCAGAACTTACATGTATAATCTTTATACCTATGCAAGACCTTTGTAAAGCTCTTAACAGCTCAACATTCTGTCTATAACAGGTTTCTCTATCGGTTTCGCAAGCATCAACGTTAGGGTTACCTGTATAACCAGAGCAGTTAATAACTGTTTTTATTTTCTTTTCAACTAAGTAACTTATAAAAGTTAGCTCATCAAAATAATCTAACTCTTGCCTAGAAACTATAAACGCACCAGGCATCTCTTGTTTAAGAGCATTTCCTACAAACCCTCTACCTAAAATTAGAACATTCATTACAAAAATATAATGAATGTTCCTCTATATTCAACTACCGTTTCTATGAATTTGAGATGATATAAATTTATTAAGATAAGAACCTAATGAATCTGCTTCTTGTTGTGAGTGTGCAACTACAATTGGTTCTACAGGATTACCATCAAGATCATAACCCAATATAATAAAGCTATTCATGAACTCTTCACATGTAGCAGCCATTGCATCTAATTCATTTTGAATTTTATTACGTTTTACTTGCTTTTTGAACTGTACTGCAAGTGCATCTTTAATTAACTCCGCTAACTGTTCATTAGTTTTTGTTTGTGAAACCTGCTGAGCTTTTGTTTTCTTTTTTTCCTTTCTCTTTGGCTCTTGTTTTGGTGCTTGCATATTATCAGGTTCCATGTAGATATTTATTATTTACAAAGGGGTTATTGATTGGTATATTATTAACACCCTTTTCAATTAAATAAGTAACAATTGTTTCAATACTTTCTGTTTTGAGAAAAGTACCTTTTGTGAACTTATAACCACCATCATCAAATTCAAATAAAATTTCATTTATTTGATCTTTATTTTGATAACAAGTTACATATACTGAATTTAACCCAGGATCTACCAGTACAGTCCATCTACGTGGGTCAGAAATTGAATATGCATTAAAAATCTTAAAAACAACAAAACCGCTATCCTTTAGCCTTTTAATAAAGTAGCCAGCAGTCTTTATCTTATTAGATACACGCCTCTCTTTAAGATTATGTTTCATGTTAGTTAATTAGTGCAGACATTATATAAGTCAAGTTTGTATTACCTTTAATGATATCTATTTTTATAACACCGTAACTCGTATTAATAGAGCATTTTATACTTGATGCACCGTTAAAGTAAATTAATCTAAATGTATCAAGATTTATTGGTAATGGCTTAGTTATATTATTGCCTGTATATTTCTCTGCAATAACTGTTATAAAATTATCAACGTTATGTTTTGTTTTATCGCCTAATTCTGCGTATATTTTATCACTCTCAGTATATAAATAAATTTTGTTAGTTGCTGCTGCAAAAGACGTTCCTTTAAGTAGAGTATCTAAATTTTGCTCTGGTATATCAAAACAAATGTTATATTCGAGTTTATTTACCTTATCTACATTTATAGTTGTCTTCTTAATAAGACCGTTCTCTAAAAGATGATAAGAAAATTTAAAATTTCCATCATTGTATTTAATATTATTATCAATAACATTTAACTCTATATCTTTTGTTTTTATCAAAGATAAAGCACCACTTAGTCTCTTTACATCTGGTAAATTTAATAATTTTACTTCATCACTAGATGCCGGTTGAGACGATATTAAACATAGCGTATTATCAGGCGATGAGCACATCGTTTTTAATTCATTATTCTGAACATCAATACAGCACACTGAATTCAGTGTGCTGATTGGTGATAGAAAATTTTGTATGAACTCTTTTTTATCAAAAATTTTTATCTTCATAGACCTCTTTTACGAGATATAGTATATGAAGATTCAATTTTTTCAAGTTTTTTCAAAATTAAATCTTGTTTTTCAACAATTGAATCTAATACATCATAAATTTTATCTCTTTCATCAAAAGATAACCAAAGCTGTCCGTCATCTGGTTGATGAGATATAACCGGTTGATGCATTATAACTGGTTGATTAACCTGTTGTGATGGCTGTACTTGATGAATAGCTTGTGGTATATTTTGTTGTATTTGCGGTACAATATTACCACGTAAAGCATCACCTAATACTCTCTTGACATCGTCACTACGTCTTTGTAACGTACTAGACGACCCTATAATCTGGTCGTCTAGATTTTTCATTAAGCCGTAGTTCGAGCCTATAAAATTAACTAGAATTTCTTGCTCGTTTGCCATTTTATGAATTTAGGTCTAGACCATCAAGTAGTTTAGATACTTCATCGTCATTATCTACTGATACTCTTACAGGTGCTTCTTTAACTTGTTTTGGAGCTTCTTCTACTGCTGCTTTCTCTGTTTTATCAGCATAAAAATGCTCTTTTAACATCAGCTTAAGATCATCAGCGCTCTTTACTGTAAAAACCTTATCGATTTCAAATACACTGTCATATACCTTCTGATACTTATCTTCATCTAGATCCTTAATTTCAGATGGTAGTGAAAACTTCGAAGCTACATATGAAGGAAAATCACCTTGCTTTTCTACTTTAATTCTTAGATTAACACCATTTGGAGATAAATCAAAGATACGAGGACCAATGCTCTCAGATTCATCACCTTCGATTGCATCAGTGATTACTGCTTGAAGTTGTTTACCGTAGCGTAAGATTTTTACCTTACCGTTATTCTCCGAGTTAGTAGGGTCGTTTACTACGTAAACATTTACGAGCCATTTTTCAGCTCTCTTAACTGTCTCAGCTTTCTTTTTCTGGGCATCTGTACCAGTTTTAAGAATGCGAAATCTTTCTTCTGCAATTGGATCTCTTTCACCAAAAGTCTGTAAGCTTAGTGTAGAGACGTATTGACCTGTTGAAAAGCTTGTCCATCCGTGTTGATAGTAATGGAAAAATGTCTTTTTTGGTTCTTTCGTGGGTAGCAATCTTACTGTGTAAGTATTACCCGGTTCGAGCTTAAGTATATCACCTGTACCTCCTGTTTGTTTGTCGTGTGCAAGTGCACCTTTAATACTTTGGAATATATCGTTTATGTTATTTTTGTTATATGATGTCATAAGAAAATTTTAGAAATTGGAAATTAGTTTATTGAAAATAAGGTTAGAAGCTTTTTTACATTTAGAGCTGGTATAATATTTGGTACGAAAAAAATTTAAGTTTGATATTTCTTTACCAAACATAAACCGTTTAACGTCGCTCTCATATTCTGATATTATTTTATCTACACCATCATATGAAAACAAGGGGTAAAGACAGATTTTTCTTTCTTTTAAGTGAAGTAAAAAACTGTGACAGTTACTACCTTCTTGCTTATATTTAATATAATCTACCATGCTTATACCGTTATCTTTACAGAATTTGTATATGAAAATGAAGCTATCTTTTATTTTTTCAACTGTCTGATCATGATCTGGGTTGTTGGGGATGAACGTGTTATGGTATATTGTATATGCTTTTATCGCTCTTTGTGATAGATAGAAAGCTAAATCAAAATATTTTTCACCATATACAAAATATGGTGCCTCAAAAAAGTCTTTTATTACTAGATGCTGAAATTTATCAAAGAATTTACCGAGCTTTGATACGCATACATACTCTGTTGTATTTTCAAAACCTTCAAAGTTTTTACGATATCTAAAAGGTTTATCGTTAAACTTACGCATAGTTTCTATATAGCAGTTATATATGTACTTTTCTTGGTTATCCATCTAAGTTTACTTTATTTTTGTTTATTATTTTAGTTATATACTTACTCTTAGTAACTGATGGTTCTATAGCTATAAATTTTTTAAGTGCTTGAAAATCACTATCTTCATCTATAACTAGTTTATATATTCTTTTAATCTTGGGATTAGTTATAACTTTTGTAAAAACTGTAGCAAAATTTATTTTTTTACCGTAGTAAAGATGGCAAAAGGTACAAAAAGAATAGAAAGCATGGTTAAATTCGGTATCTTCAATCGTTGCACTAGGTAGTTTAGGCTTAGATGTATTACTCATAAGATATGTTATGTGTAATACATGAATGTTCAACTACTTAGAATTTGAAGAGTCTTAGCATTATCACTTATATCTCCACCACTATCCAATGTATCGTCTTCATATATGGTAAGAGTTTTATAATCAATACGCAATGTAGTTGTACCATAATTTGGTCCAAATCTGTTTTTCGCTATATTCATTCTAGTTATGTTTAGTTCCCTGTCTTCGTCAGATTGTGTAATTATACCTATAAAATCAGCAGTAGCAGCCAATCCTATACTCTCACTTATACTTTCTAATCCAGGTTTATCGGTATTATAACCTGATCTGTTAAGTTGTGTGGCAGTAATTATTGGACAATTAAATATGTAGCTTAATGCTCTCACTTGCTCTGTAACAATTTTTACACGTTCATAAGAGTTATCCCCTGTCGGACCTTTTAACAAATTAATATAATCTAATACTATTGCATCTATATGTATACCTGCACTTTGTATATTTTTTAGATATCCTTGTAGTTGTGATGGAGTTATAGTACTAGGTGGAAACTCTTTTATTATGAGTTTACTATTAGGGTTATCTTTTGAATGTTCAATTATCTGCGTTTTTAACGTTTGAGACTCACTTCTCAAATCTGATATTGGTATCTTACTAACACTAGATACTAATCTCTTAGCATACACAATCTCACTCATCTCAAGAGTTATCAACAATACAGTCTTACCATTCTTTGCAATATTAGTTGCAAAATTACCTAAAAATATACTCTTACCAACGTTAGTCTCACCAGCAAAGATATAAATTGCTCTTCCATTTTTTAACCAGCCACCACCTAACTTTCTATCTAAGAATTTATAACCTGTAGGTATTACAGGTTGATCTGTATTTATTTCTTCTATCAGAACATTAATATCTTTGAATAAATCTAAACCTATATTTGTTTTTAAATTTATATTACAACTCTTTTCAAACTTATCTAATATAAAACCTGTATCTATTTTACCGTTTGAAACATCCTTAGAGATATCAAGCATTGTATGCCATATGGCACGCTCTTTTATATATCTTTCTGTATTCTCAATAAGTTCGTCATTATTAAATGACTTATCCATTTCTGAGAACTTATTAACTACAGTTTTAAATGCATCTCTTAACTCTGAATCTATAAGATATGCTTTTAATTCAGTTATTGTAGGTGGTGCATTTCTTTTATCGTAAAAATCTTTAATAATAGTAAAGATAGTCTTTATATTTTTATCTTTAAAATGTGTAGGATTAACCGCTCCTATAACAGTTGAAAGGTATTTTTCATCTGTAAGCGATTTATAAATTAAAATCTGCTCGAAAAAATCTAAATTGATTTTCTGCATTAGTCTATGTTATTATACGGTCAATAATTTACCAGTATAAGCCTTGTACTTTTCTTTAAAGTATTTTTCACCCGCTTTCCATTCTTCAGTAAACTCTCTGAGACCTGGTGATTGATGAATAACTGGTATATCTATTACTCCAGTTTTTAATTTTGCTTTAGCAGCATCCATACTAAAAATTAAATCATAGAAATGAAACTTAGATGGATTGCTTACATCAAATCTTAAATCTCCAAGCTTTCTAATATCAATACCAATAAACAATCCATCTATAAGAAGTGCTTGTTTATTTAGTGGCCCGAAAGATGTATACATATAGTCATCAGGTGATCCATGACCAACACAACCAAGATGATCTTTTCTTTCTGATATAAGATGCCATAACATTGGTTTGTTCTGATTACTAAAATCTGCTACTTTTGATCCAGCTAAACCTATAACATCAAACTGCTCAAAACCTTTATAAATTCTATCTAGAAAATCTATACAGTTTACAAATATATCATCGTGCATGAATACTATATGTGTTACGTATTCTTTAAAATAATCGACATCTTTAATAGCTCTATTATACACTATAGGTAAGCTTTCAGTATTTTGAAATACCCATTGTATTGTATGTCCAGATTGACTATAAAATACTCTTGGTAAATGTTTTTCTAAACATTTACCTAGTATTGTGTTATCTCTGTTTCTGTGTTTTGTTGCTATTACAAATTTTATATTCATTTTAATATGTGTTTAAAGTTACACTCAAACTCGCAATCTTGATTACCAAACTCATTATATTTTACACTTTTAGGTTCACCTATAAGTTTTTTATAAAATCCAATACCCTCTATACTATTACTATTAACATAAAATTTATCACACCATAATTCACTATCACCAAGTGCTGCTTGAGTTAACATTTTACCTATACCCTTACCTTTATATTTCTTATCTGTAACAATATAGTATGTTTTTAGTGTTTTTTCCGCTTTTGTATTACAGGTAAATGCATGCAAACCAACAATTATATCTGTTTGTTCGTAGCATGCAATTAATACTGGAAATTGCTCCCACCATCTTCTTGTCTCCCATAAATATCCAAAAGTATTCATTACAAAAGATTCTGTATTATTGTATACAAAATTCATAAGTCTATACTTATCTTCTTGTTTTGAGGGTATTACGTATTTTAACTTAAAGTTCATATTTCTAAAAATGGTGAGTTACATTCAAAATTACCGACTGATTTGATATTTTTTTTGGTCATCCTATATAAAATACCTTCCTCAATTTCTTTATAACCTTCTCCAGGTGTAGAAGAAAAACTATTATGATCATAGAATAATGTACTACCCTGTCTTGCAAGGTATACATTTAGTGTTTTAATGTTCATTACCCATAAACCAAATGTTCCTTGTACCATACTTAGTACATATTCGATATTGAGTATTTCATTTGTAATAGTTGTGCAGTTATCAAACCTTTTTTCGTATAGATCGAGTAGTGCCGGTATTATACTAGTATCTACTAAGTTATCGTGGTCAGGTATATTCTCTTCTTTTAGTTGTTTAAAATTAGTTAAAACACCATTATGAGCGACAATCCAATTATTTTTTTCAAAAGGATGACAGTTATGCACTTTCCATTTTCTTTCAGATGACGTAGGTGCTTGATTATGTCCTAGATATAAGAAACCATCTGGTATTTTTACCTTATTCCAGTCAAAACTACCTTCTGTTTTTTGAATATCATATGTTTTACCATCAGTATAACATAAACCAGAAGCAAAATTACCACGTTGCTTGTTTACTTCATCTAAAATTTCAAATTTATTCGTATTAAATGATCCAAATATACCACACATATAGTTATCCTACCTTTCTTGTTAAAATAAACATATTAAATGATATTAACCTATTTCTGTTTTTCAAGACTAAATAATATTATGAGTTTTACAAAATTAGGATGGGCTAATAGATCAATTACGGGATATAACTTCTTAATCGAACAAGATGAAGAAGCAAATCAATCAACACCACCTGCTCCGAATGCTGAACTTTCACAGGATGCTATTATTGGTCCTATGTTAAAGTTTATTCAACAGAAAATGTTAGCATATATTAAGAAGTCTCAAGAAGAGGGTAAAGCTGCTAAACTTACACCTTATAGAGATCGTTCTATTTATTTCTTACAATTTATTAAAGATAATTTCCCTGAGCTTGTTAATGATAAATTAGCAGAGATTGAAAGAAAGAGACCGAGAGAAAGAAGAGAAGGTTCACTAGATGTTACTCCTACTGATGTTGAAAATATTACAGAAAAAAAGCGTATACCATCTGCAACTGAAATTAATTGGTGGTTCGGTAATACTCTAAGAAGTATAGTAAATGGTGCAGAAATATACAATAATGTTAAGAACGAGCTAATTGCTAAAACAGACAATAAATCTATACAAGACTATATTAACGTTACCGCTACTACACGTGGTGAGAGATTTAAAATAGATGCTGGTTCTTTCTTACCTACTTCAGATATATCGACAGCTCTTGAAACTCCTTTATCTGCATTTAAAACACCTAGTCAAAGATTTGAAGAACAAATTCCAGAAGAATCTCGCGTTAGTATAGAAGAGACCAAGGACTTTCTTATACAGGCACTTGAAGCATTTAAGAGCGATCAACAAGACGATCCTTTTATTTCTGATAGTGTTGATGGTATCATTTCAGGTATAGAGGCTAATACATCTGCTGAAGCACTTGAAGATTATATCACCAACCAGGCACGTAAGTATAACAGAATAGCTCAAACAGAAGATGATGGTAGTGCAAAGCAATTATATAATATTCTCGGTGATATTATAGAAAATTTCAAGCACTTTAAACTATTCAAGGTAATACAAGATATACCAGCAGCTGCAGGTATAAAGCCTGGATCTTTAGATGATATTAAAGATGATGTAATTTATAATATAGAAGATTTTATCGAAAAGAACCCATCAAAATATGATGAAAATCTTAGAAAAGTTATTGATAAGATTGAAGAATTAAATTCTGTAAACATGATAACAAATTATCTTGAGGATAGAATGAAGGTACTACCTACACATAGTGACCCATTAATACAAAAATTTGGTAATGCTATACAGAGATTATACAATAGTATTTTAAATAAACTTGATTCTTTAAAAAGAAATGAAAGTGAGATCAATAAGTTAGAGGATGAAATGAAAGAAGCTGAAAAACAAGAAGATAGAGAAAAATTTACAAATGAATCTGTAAGGATTTCTTCTAAACAGGTAAATAACCTTCTTATTGAAAACTACCGTAGTAGTATCAAGAACAAGGTTAAATGCCAGCAAAGATATCTATATTAAGATATTTCTCTACAACCTTTTTGCTTATAAACCTCATCGAGTCGTTCTTGTTGAACGTATTTGATGGGGTCTTTATATTTAGACTCAATAAAGCCACGAAGTCTTAGACTACTTGAAGGTGTATCAGCATCAGCTAATTTATCTTCTCTATTTGAATAGCAGGTCCAGGTTTTATTAAAATCTATACCAAGTCTAACACCCTCTTCAATAATTGCCTTTTTACTCATTTCAATAAGAGGAGCTTCAATCTTTATTTTAGATTTACGGTTTAGTGTTATAAGACTATTTACTGATTCAATAAATTCTTTACTTCCGTCCCAATAACCTGCAAGAGAGTCTGCTTCTGCAGCACCATACCAAATAGTATCTACACCTACAGACTCTGCGTATGCTGAACATATAGACAAAAACATTAGATTTCTAAATGGTACATATGATATAGGTTGTGCATCTCCTGCCATTTTCTTAATATTTGGATTATCAATATTAAGATTTGTAAGAGATGATACAGGTGCAATATCTTTTATATAACGTACATCTAGTGTCTTGTTAGTGATGTTTATATTTTTAATATCTTGTAGTTTATTAATGTGATATTTTGCACATTCTAACTCTCTAAGATGTCTTTGACCGTAATCAAAAGTTACAGTATGTATTTCATCAAAACCTTTAGCTACTGCCATATAAAGCAGCACCGTACTATCCATACCTCCAGATACCGTTAAAACTAATTTACTCATTTAATTAAATTACTTTTGTTCCAGTTCATCACCGTCGTCAACCTCTGAAGGTACTTCAGTATTTAGCTGCGATCCGTAAGACCAGGCAATTTTCATTTTCTCTTCCATACCAGGTAAGATAATTTTATTCCAGATATCTTCATCTTTACCCCACTTTGAGAAGTATCCAAGCTTAGTACCGTCAATTAGAGAGTATGTTGGTCCAGATTGATTAATAACACCAAGACCTACAGCTAATTCTACTAACCCATAATATCTATCTAGTCCGGTAGAGAATGATAAGAACATTTCACCTTCAAGATATTGTTTAATAAATCTATTCTTTACTGTTAGAGCTCTAAGAATTACACCAGAATAGTTTTTTTGACCTGGCGCCAGCTTTGCATTTTCATTTTTACCGTCGTCTTTTTGAGGCTTTCTTGCAAGCTGAATAGTTACTGATGGTAGATAGACCACTGATCTACCACCTGGCATATGCTTTTCTAATGAAGGATACATTGCCATAGGATCATCATATACGTGATTAGTCATTACTATAGTTGTTTGTGTCATTGCACCAAGATTAGTACAAGTTTGCATTAGTGTCTTCATTGCACGAGCTTTAGTACCGGTGTCTTGAGACGTACTTTCTTTTTCCATTCTGTTTATATCCATCTCAGATTGTAAATTACCGAGAGAGTCAATAACAATAAAGAATTTACCTTGCATTTTAGCTTCTCTTACAGCATTTAAGAATTTATAAATAGCATTTCTGGTTTGTTCGATTGTGATACAAGGTACATATTTTACCTTTGATATATCTAGACCTAGACGTTGTGCACCTTCAGGGTCAATAGCATTTTCTGTATCAAAAATAACAACAGTCATACCTTTTTTCTGAGCATTTGCAGCCATGTGTTGCACAAAAAACGATTTACCAGACATTGAAGGTCCAGCTAAAACTGTTACTCTACCCTTTGGTATCCCACCGTGTACTGAGCCGGATACAATTGCATTCAACACATAACTACCAGTATCAATATAATCTTTTACGGTACTTAACGTATTGTCGTTAAGGAAAGTTGCAAACGGATTAACGCTGTTAATTGATTCTAGTACTTTAGAAATTTCTTTGTCTATCATAGATGTGTTATTATAGCTATTTTTTTAAATCTTCAAGTAACAATTTTATTTTTTTACTAATATAGTTATTTCTATCTTTGTGCTCTTCTAAAAATTTTATAACTTTTTCATATTTATCCTGACTCTCAGTTACACCTTTTAGGTAAGCTTCTTTTATTGCAAGTTCATAATATACCTTATTCATTACATAAAAAAGCCCTCTTAAATAAGAGGGCTTTGTTTTTCTTTTTATTCGTTAAAAAGCTTAATAATTTTAGGCTCTTCTGTTACTGGTGCTACTGGTTGTGCGTTAAACGTGCTCGATACTATTCTTTCGTATTGTGAAATAATCTTTTCATCAATTTCAAAATTAGAGCCTTGCGCAATAGAATTTTGTGAGTATGTAAATTCAAAATTTCTTTTGCTTTCCTCGTTGTATTTAACGAATTCAGCAAAAAATAGTGGTACTAATTGAATTTGTAATTGACCATTAGATGGTTGTACAGTAATCATTACTGGATTAATAATTGTCAATGCACCTTGTTGCTGGTTAGGTGCTGAAATACCTAGAATATTTCTGCCTACTTGATCTATGAATGTAATGTATTTGGACATATAGGTATATTATATAATGAAAGTAATTTTTCAACTAAATAAATCAAAAATATTACTTTGTACAAGAGACCCTGGTCGTTGTAGTTCCCATCTAACATTTTCGTATAATCTTTCTATAGCTGCAAGTACAGTTTTTTCAAAAATTAGTTCGTAGTCAGGTTCAAAAAATTGCTTAAATTCCTCAGGGTAGTAATCTTTATACGCAATTTTTTGAATATTATACTTGTTAGGTGTTTGTACTTGTAATAATCTAATCTTATCTCCAGATGATATTTTTTCATACTTGTTGGTTAGTTGTAATCTTTCAATAAGTCTATTATAGAATATTGCTGCTTTAATATGATGCGGGGTACCTTTAGCAATTTCAAAACCTTTACATAGTTGCTCTCTTACTTCGTAATTATTTAAATTACTAACAGTTGCTATAGATTCGATTGGTAGTGTCTTAAATATCTCCCACACCTTATTAATTAATATATTCGTTTTAGAATAATCTTGTGTAGATAGCATTGTTTCTATTATATCTTTAATATAAGGTTTAACAGCAGATGGTATTGTACTACGTACAACATCAACACCTACATACTTATATTTGTTACATGGTATATCTTCGATATCTAAAACGTGTATTATATATCTTTTCTTTTGCAAGAATACACCATTATCAGCTATTGCTTCTCTTTTGAATACAAACCTACTATCTTCTGAAAAGAGTTCACGTTCACCCCATATCTTTATTTCATTATTAAGTTTATCACCTAGCTCTTTTACTTTATCGTAAAACTCTTTACTAATCTTGCCGGGTTTATTAGAGAATAATGTACCGTTCTGAACTATATTATCTAGAGTAACGTAAATAGAATCTGTATCTCCATATACTACTACATCATTATTTTCCTGCTCTGTTATATGTGGTACATTTTCTTTTACGAATTTTTTTGCAACCTCGCCTGCAAATTTAATTACTTCTTGACCAGTTAGTGTAACTGATGAAGCTATATCGTCGTCACCTAAAGGATTGTTCTTATTACCAAAAGCACCATAGGTTGCATTGATATATATCTTTTGAGCTAATTGTTTAGAATCTAATTGTATGCTTTCGTTCTTTAAATTAGTATACTCTTCGCATTCTTTTTGATTTAATTCTTCTAATTCCTTAATACGAAGATTTACTTTCCTAAGTTTAACTTGCGTTTTTTTACGCTCTTTGTAATAATAATCTAGTACTTCAGGGAATATACCACGTTTTTTCTGAGTAAAAATAATATTAGCTTTACTTAAAGTTAATCTCTCTTTTTGTACAAATAGAGCAAATTTATCTTCAGTAAGTGTAAATGTTTGACCTGTAACGTGCTTTATCACAACATTACCATCTTCACGTTTAATTATCTTACCTATTTTTGTCTCAGGTGATGTATTAAGGGTAATCATCACGTTTGGGTATAGAGAGTTAGCATCAAATGATACTATATGTTTTTTAAACCCTGGTAGTGGTTCACGCACGAATGCACCAGGATTAACACCACTCTCTGCGTTACGTATAAATGTAGGTAATATTTGGTTCTTATGTTTAGCACGTATTGCTGCTGCTCCATTTATAACTGATATAGAACCCATTCCTGCTTCAAACGTTGTAAGTCCTATATATGCAAACATTCTTACTAAGTTTAGATATCTTAATTTAAACTCAAGATTCTTAAGTAGTCTTACGTCTTGAATATTATACTCTACAAATTTTTGCCAATCGTCATTATACAGATCTATTAGATTACCTGTACCTATATTTACCTTTGATTCACCTAGTTCTAATTTAGCAATACTATTAAGTTTATAACTTTCTTTCTCACCTGGTGAGAATCTCTTATATATGTCAAGATAGTCTATAAGAGAGACACCTTCTATAAACCAGCGCTGTAAATACTGACCTTTATCGTTATGGATATCACGAAAGTACGTTTTACCTGCTGGTGATAAACTATTACGTGTACCATCATCCATAATATTGGATATTCTATTCATAATATATGGAATATCGAAGCCCATACTATTCCATCCACTTACAATATCAGGAGTATCTGACTTAAACCAATCTATAAATTTAGTTAGTAGCTCTACTTCATTTTTACAATATATAAAATCTACATCACTATCTATTACGTTAAAAGGTTTTTCACCCCAACATTTAAACCTTTTTGTAGTAGAATCATATATAGTAATTACGTTAATAGGATACTTTGAATATTTTGCATCAGGAAATTCTTCTGCAATAACTTCGATATCTATAAAGATAACTCTTACATCATTTTTACTAAATTCAGGTGTTTCATTATCTTTATAAAATCGCTCTATAAGAAACTGTTGAACGCATGGAAAGTTATCAAATACTTTTGTTATTCCAGTATTAGTTATAAAGGAGCTTCTATCAAACTGAGTATTAAATATGCGTTTAACTAATTTAGTACCAAATATTGAATCATATTCTCCAGGACCTTCTACATAGAGGTGAGGCTTATAGGTAAAGTATTGTTCGTTTCTTTTACCGTTTTCATCCCACCCTAATATAGTTATCTTCTGTTCTTTGCTATTATAAAAAGCATTTCTATAACTCATGCAGAAATATTATAATTATTCCCTGTTATATTTTGTTATATTTTTTCTTTCCTTGCTGCCGTAGGGTGTATTATATAGTTCTAAATAACAATCTATATTACTATCTGTTTCAAGCCAGCGTGTTTCTGCGTATTGCCTTGCACGTTTAGATATTGCTTTATACTGTTTGTGATCTTTAAGTGTGTCGTTAATTCTATCTATCATTTCATCACCAGTATTAAATCTAATAGGTGCGTTTGAATATGTTACGATATCTTGACATGCTACTGGTAAACCAAAAGCACATGCCTCAATATATTTTAGATCACTCTTAGCTTTATTAAAATTATTAACTTGTAACGGTGCAACCATCATATTTGCTTTAATATTAGCAATACTTTCACCATAATCATATAATTTAGACCATGGATGAAATTCAATTTTACCGTTTCTAATGAGATCTGTTAATGGCAATGGATATGCACCAAGGAATATCCATTGGAATTTATCAACAGTCCTGCGAATTACGTTATTAACATGGAAAAAGTCATCATTATAATTACCTGTTCTATTTTCTACATCAAAATGGGCACCTGAACCTGTATATAAAATACGAGGCTTCTTCTTATTATCATCATAATTTTTCATTATTTGAGTACTTTCATAATGATTACCTAACCAAAACTTAGGCATAAAATTAGGAATTACTGTAACGTTTTTATTACCGGTTTTGCTCTTATAATAATCTTTCATGTAATCGCAGGTAACTGTGATTTCATCACATAAAGACATAATTGCGCATGCTGACTCTCTTATCTCTGGATTATCAAAAGCTGGTTTAAACTTGTTATAATCAGGAATATCTTCTTTAAAGCAAATATCATCTATTTCATAAATGATTCTCATACCGTTTTGTTTTGATACTTCTCGTAAAAACTTTACAAATTCAAGCTGTTGTTTTGTTGCTTGTCTTTGTATTCTTACAGATTTTACCATACCGTAATATCTTGGATCCAGATTCATTACTGTAGTACCATGTACTACAGCTTTTTGATGTGCATTAAGAATCTGTTCTGGCCAAATCATCCGCCAGTGACCACAGCCGCTATAATCTGCATAGTAATTTAAAAATCTTGGTAAAGATAGTTCTGGTGGTACCATCTCATCGTTTTTAGGCAACTGCTGCTGTAGTTGCTGAAAAGGTGTTACTGAATGGTTTTGAAATGGTAGGACCGGTGTAAACATATAGTCTATATATAATATGTTAAGGTTTTAATTAATCAACAAAGTTTACACGTTTTGTTATTCCGTTATGCTTTTCAAGAAAGATAATATCACCATTTACGGCTTTTACACTTTCTTTTCTGTGTGATATAATCAAAATTGACTCTTTAAACAACTCAACTCTCTCTTTTAATATTTCTACTACTAATTCAACACCACGTTGATCTAAGCTAGTATCAAATAGTTCATCATATACTGTTACATTATAGTATACATCACCGTGAGTCTTTCTCATATCTATAAATGAAAATAAGCACGCTAAATCAATAGCCTTTCTTTCTGCACCAGAAAAATTATTATACAAACACATCTTACCTTTTTCATTTAATATCTCTTCTTCAAAATACTCATTAAATATGCATATACTATTACTGTCTAACTTTTTAAGATAAAACGCTAGTTTTGCGTTAAAATTTTGTAAAATTTTCTTTACTAGAAAGCTCTTTACACCTTCTTCACTTATTACAAACTTTACAACCTCAAGCATATCTGCTTTCTTTTTAATATTTTGAATTGTATCGTTAGATGTTTCTATCTTTGTATTTGATTCTTTTATTAATTCATCAAAAGTCGTTAAATCACTTGATACCGTAGAACTACTATCTTGTAGTTGCTTATTTAAATTCTGTAGATCTATAATTCTTTTCTTATTAGATTGTCTTGTAGTCTCTTGTACTGCAGCAATCTTTATATCTTTATTAAGACTATCTATATGTTTTTTAATTTTAAATTTTTTATCTTCTAGTCCATTTATTTGACCTATATACCCTGTTAACGTTTCTGCTAACTTTAATATATCGTTATGCATATTCTTCTTTTCTTTTTCTATCTCTTCAATATCATGTTCAGATATTGGACGTAAGCATGTAGGACAAATCTGCTCAGTAGTACCTACTTTTTGAAGTTGCTCTTTTTTAGTTTTAATTTCATTTTTTACTGTTGCTGCATTTCCAAGTGTTAAATTGTATAGTTCTTCTATTTTAACTAACGCTTTAGTATATTTTTCTAATTCTATATTCTTTTCAGATTGATTTATTATAACTTCATTCTGAATATCATTCTCAATTTTTTGTATATCTGCTTCATTATCTTTGATCTTTTTATTAATCGTTAATAATTTAGTTTCCTTTTCTTTAGATTTTAATTCTTTTTGTCTTTCAAAGGTAGATACGCTATTTTTAATCTCGCTAAGTCTAGCGTTTTCTATATCTAACTCTCTCTTTGTAACATTTTGATCTTCTCTTAAAGAAGACATCATCGTAGAAAAAACTTGTAAATTGAATATTTGTTCAATAAACTTTCTTTTCTCTACTTTAGACTTCGACATGAAAGGTAAAGTGTCATTTAATGTCATCAATACGCAATTCCTAAATACTTCAGGTGATGAAGATAATACAGTCTCAACGTATGAATTTGTATTTGATATAGTATCTAACGTTATATCATTGCTATCTTTATAAAGAAATATTCTAGACGGTGATAATGTTCTTATTATATTATATGTATTAGTATTGCCGTTTTGATTAACGTCAAATTCTAATTGTACTTCGCATGTATTTTGAGTTATGTTATTTGGTATAAACTCTTTTTTTAGCTCTCTTAGAGTAGTACCAAATATAGCAAAATATAGTGCATCTGCTATTGTAGATTTACCTACACCATTTCTTCTATCTTCTTTATCTCTATTAACACCGGTTATAATATTTAGCCCTGTGTTGAAATCTACACTAACTACATCATCACCTACTGATAGAAAGTTTTTTATCTTTATGTTTTTAAAGTTTACGTACTTCATGCAATTGACTTGTTATATAACGATATAGTATATTTTATAATTTCCTGTTTATTGTTAATATCCAACATGCTAACAAATTCTGTTACAATATTTTCTATTTCAGCACCTTTAATGTCAGAGTCTACTAACTCTTCATGTGCTTTTATCTTGTTATAGTTAACATCATAGTCTATTTTAAGATCTGCAGGCTTAAATGTAGTTATTTTACTAACCAACATATCTAAGTGATCTGTCGATATGTTTTTATCTATTATTAGCTTGATGATATTTCCTTTAAAATTATTACTAAAATATGCAATCGGGTCTTTATTAATGATAATCTCTGAGAGAGATACTTTTAAATGTACAGGTGTTAATGTATTTTCTTTAAACTCAAATTTTAGTGTATCTATATCTAATAGATAATAACCTTTTGTTTGATAGGCATCACCAAAGTCTGTTTGAAATGGATTACCTACATATATTATTTTACTTACACTTTCAAACGTCTTTTCATCACGTTGATGAAAATGTCCTGAAAATACTAGATTACTTTTTGTTGTTAAGTAATCTGGATCATCACCGTGTTCACATATCTTATGTCCATTCATTCTGAAGTTTTGTAATTCAAAATGACCAAACACTACATCACTTTGCGGTATATCTTTTATATTGCAACCCCAAGGACAAAATGTAAATTTTTTATCATTAAAATATACACTAGTTATATTATCGAAAATTTGTATATTAGAATTACCTTTCATGATTGAAAGGCTATGAACATCTGATGTATTCTTATAATAGCAGCAATGATTACCTGGTATCATAAGAAGTTTAAACTTACTTAATTTCTGTAGTATTAAGGAATGGTAGTGTAGTGTTTTGACCTCTACTGCATCTCTATAATGCATCCAATCACCACAGAAAATAACGGTATCTATATTATTATTTTCAAGTTCAGATACAAACCAATCTGCCCAGTTTAGAGCAACATTCAACCAAAAATCGCTATTTTGGTGTACTCCAAGATGTAGGTCTGTAAATATTGCTACTTTATTATTTGATAAAATTGCTGCCATTTTTGGTACCATTATATAATATTTCTTAACTGCATTGATTGATTATAGTATATAATGTATTTTTTCAACTAAATGTAGTGTTTAAAATAAATATTACCATGGACATAAATGATCGTCAAAAGCTATTTGAGAGTTATATTCAAGTAACGACTAATAATAGATATAATAATTCATATAACAGTAATAATCATGTTATGGACATACTAAGAGAAGATTTTAATAAAGACGTTATATTTTATGATAAGCACTTTGAGTTGTCATATGATCTTTCATACTCTCAAATTATAACTGAATCTCGGATAGATGAAGCATTGTTTGATACAATTAAAAACTTTGGTAAAAATGCTATCAGTTCACTTACAAATAGTTGGAAACAAGCTAAAGAGCAAGGCGATACAGATGAAATGGCTAGATTGAGTAAAAAAATTAATCAAACAAAGGCTCAACAATCTAAAGGATCAAAAGCTACAGGTACCAAAACAACAAAAAGTACAAACAGAACAAAAAGTACAAGCAGAACAAAAACTACAGGTACTAGAAAATCTGTAGATTCAACTAATACAAAAGCACCAAGAAAAGCAAGCTTAAGAGGTAAACAAAAAGTTGCAATAGCAGCAAGTAAAGCTGTTATGGATGCTTTAGAAAAGCAAGACCCAACAACATCTAAAATAATAAAATCTGCAAAACCTCAAGAAATTGTAGATGGATT